CAGTAGAGGAGTATGTAAACTCCAAACATAAGGTATGTCCAAAACGCTCCGTGATCTTTGACAAGTTCTCTGGTCGTTTCTACGCTACCTATCATAGTCCCCAAGAAGTCTTACAACACATAGATCCAAAAGCACCAACCAACCCTATAGGATTCCATAAGTATGATTCTAACATTTACACACCAAAATCACAAGTACAGCAGCATAGAACCAGACGGTATTGACTGGATCTCTGTGACCAGCTTTATAGGAAATTTCAAGCAGCCTTTTGAAGCAGATAAGATTGCTGAGAAGTCTGCCAAAAATAAAAAGTCCAAGTGGTACGGGATGACCCCCGAGGAGATCAAGACCGCTTGGAAAGCAGAAAGTAAAAGAGCCGTTGACCTGGGTACGTGGTATCACAACTGCCGGGAAAAAGATATCTGTGAGTTAGATAACATGGAACGCAGGGGAGCTATGGTACCTGTATTTAAGCCTGTAGAGAAAGAAGGGATCAAGTACTCTCCAGATCAAAAGCTTAACAACGGTGTATACCCAGAACACCTGGTCTATCTAAAGTCAGCAGGACTCTGCGGTCAGTCTGACCTGGTGGAAGTCATTGATGGTTATGTACACATCACGGACTATAAGACCAATAAAGAAATTAAGTCAGAAGGATATACCAACTGGGAAGGAAAGACCCAGAAGATGAACGCTCCGGTATCACACCTGGATGACTGTAACCTGAACCACTACACGCTGCAGCTCAGCCTGTACATGTTCATGATCTTAAAGCATAACCCCAAGCTTAAGCCTGGGACACTGACCATTCATCACATTCAGTTTGAGGAAGTGGACAAAGACAAGTTCGGTAACCCGATCACTGCCCTGGATACTAACGGGGATCCCATTGTTTCAGATATCGTGGTCTATGACCTGAAGTATCTGAAAAATGAAGTGATCAGCTTACTGCACTGGCTGGAAGACAACCGTCATAAACTGAATGCTAAATATTAATGAAAGAGCCCAACAGAGTTAGAAAGAATGAGATCAGGTTTGGTGTACAACTGAACAGTGAACAGAAGGAAGCCAAACAACTGATCCGTGAGAATCAGATTGTGGTCATCACAGGCCGGGCCGGTAGCGGGAAATCTCTGGTTTCTGCACAGGCAGCCCTGGACTTCCTGTTTCAAAAACAGATTGAACAGATCCTGGTTACACGGGCAACGATAGAAGTGGGTAACTCCCTGGGTCTATTGCCCGGCACACTAGAAGAAAAGTTTAATCCATACCTGGAGGCGTTCATTGAGAACATGCAGAAGTGTATAGACAAAGAACGAGTCCAGGATATCATTAATCAGCGTAAGGTAACAGCTATGCCGGTACAGTTTATCCGGGGTAAGACCATTGATGATGTACTGATCGTGGAAGAAGCCCAGAACTTGACCAAGTCCCAGATGCTGGCTATCCTGACCCGTCTGGGTAAGACAGGAAAGATCATCATCAACGGGGACAATGAGCAGAAGGATATTAAGGATGAGTTTAACGGTCTGAGCTATGCTATAGAGCTGAGTAAGAAGATTGAAGAGATCAAGTGGATCAAGCTGAAAGAAAACCATAGGTCTGACCTAGTGGGTAAAATTCTAGAATACGAATACAAATGAGATCTAACCTTTTAGTAACCAGAGCTGATGAAAGTCAGGGTATTGATATACTGTCAGAGCTATTTAAAAAAAAGTATTTGAATGTCAATGCATCTAATGCTTTAGTAGTAATGGTTTCTCCTGATTATTCTGCCTCAGTTGCCATGCATCTGGCTCATGGTTTAAGTAAAGACGGAGAAATGTGTGATATACTACCCATTCACGTGCCTTTTCCAGACGAGCCTGTTGACAAATACATCATACGGGCTGAGATGGATCTTAGAAAACAACTGGTCTTTGAAGAAAGGGAGTATGAGCACTATGTTCTGGTGGAAGCTGGTGTGATAAGAGGTGGAACCTATACCTGGCTTACTGAAGTATTCAATCGGGTATGTACAGGATCTAAAGTGATTACAGTAGCTCTGTATGAAAACATCCACAGTAAGTTCCAAAGTGATATAGTAATGAGATACTATGATGCTGACGAGCATGATCTCACATTCTATTTTGAACAAGAAAACAAACACTGGACATGATTAGATTATTTGACATACAGAACGGTAAAGTGGTTCCCAGTGAACACTGTTACACGTTGAAGTTTTTAAAAGACATTATGGATGCATATCCTGACCAACACTTGAGCATTTATGCATACCTGTTTTACATGACCTGTCCCAACCCGGACTTAAACCCATTTTTTGATGTACCAGAAACGGAAAAGGAAGAGATCATTCTTGGTGAAGTTGACGCTGATTTTTCTACAGATGATGATCTTATTGTTGGTGCTCTTAAAAGGTGCGAGAAACTATATCAGACACCTACTTACAGAGCTTACATGGGTATTAAGACGATGCTGGACAGGCTGGCAAAATATATGGAAACAACTGATATAGAACATGGACGTGACGGTAATATTACTGCACTGGTTAATGCAGCTGCAAAGTTTGAAGCTATCCGGCAGAGTTTTAAAGGAACTCTTCGTGACCTGGAGGAAGAACAACAAAGCCAGGTTAGAGGTGGACAAAACTTAGCATACGATCAATGATAGCCCAGCTACCACTTGACTATAACACGTGGGTCATTCCCGTGCTGAGTAATTTTTCCAGGATAGAATTATCCCAGGAAGAGATAGAGCTTATTGACCATACAGCTTACCAGATTGCCAATGCCAAGCTAAAAGAAAAAGGTTACCTAAAAGATGCTCAGAGTCTGATCAAAAGATACACGACTGGACTGGGTGGTGAGATGGCCCTGGGGAAATTCCTGGGTGTAAGCATTGTGGATACCAGCGTGGGAGCTTCTGAAGATTACAATGTGGGAGACCTGAATAAGATTGGACTGGACATAGGTGTGAAGACAGTAGAGTATCCTAAGTTTCCTTTAGTACACACCCGGCCTGAGCGGTGTGAGATCATCCTGATCAAGCACAGGAATCAACATGTGTACAAGATTTGCGGGCTGTATACTCCAGAGACCATGATGCTGCACAGTTCACGTGAGCTGGTAGTAGACGAAAAAGTGAGAGAAAGTAAAACAGCTTTTTATGGTATTCCTTTTTGTAAAACATTTAAAACAACTGAAGACTTAAAACCATATTGTAGAGTGATGAAACTGGCAGACATGCCCTCCTGTCTCGGGGGTGTGGATTATCTGAAAAAGGCTGGATAGTGGGTTGACCACAAAAACTTGTCACCATTTTTAGAAGAATGGTGACAAGGTTGTCCTTCTCCTAAAGACCACTTGGAGGTTCAAGTCCTCCCTCTACAGCTTAAACGTACCACATGAAAAAGATAGAAACCTACCAAGACCTGGAACCAGGCTATCACCTGAGAGGTGATGTAAAGGAAGAGTACCTGCAGAGCTGGGTATTTCATTTCAATCCATACAAGGAGATCTGGTATGCCATACCCCGGGATAAATACATGGACTTCTGGCAAGGGGGTGATGTAGAAGGTGTACAGAAAAGTCAAAGCCTGTCCACATTACTTATGCTGATGCATAAGACAAACGGGGACATAGATAAGATGAACAAGATCGGTGAGTAACCAGGATTACATAGAAGTCCCCACTTACAAAAACGGTCAGTGGAGTACCACTTCTTTTGCCACAAGAGAAGCCTTCCGTGATTTTATCCTGACCCTGTTCAAAGAACCTGGTCAGTATCATTTTGACGAGAGCAGTCTTGTTTTTAACCAGGAGGGTCGCAGGTTTCAAAAAGATGGGTTCTATTGTGCAGCTCCAGTCAAGACTAAAGATTATATCAACTACTGGGATGACCAGAAGAACAAGTGTAAGAAAGGGATCATTGTAGAGAACAATGGTAACAGCTGGTATATCAGCCGTGATTACTACATGTGGCTGAATTTTCTACCTATCTATGACAAGGAAGAAAAACGTTTTGACTTTGCCAAGGTCCGGGATGCCCAGTATCATATGGCTCTTTATGAGCTGCTGGCAGAACTGCATTACAAACATTCGGCTATCCTGAAAAAACGCCAGATAGCCTCCTCATATTTTCATGCCGGTAAATTGATCAACCAATACTGGTTTGAGCAAGGCTCCGTGCTGAAGATGGGAGCCAGCCTGAAAGACTACATCTCAGAAAAAGGTACCTGGCGGATGCTCAATGAGTACAAGAACTTTTTAAATCAGCACACAGCCTGGTACCGGCCTGCTGATCCGGATAAAGTATTTTCCTGGCAGCAACGGATCAAGGTCCGTATATCAGGACGGGATACATACAAGGGAAATAAAAGTATCATTACCGGTACTTCTTTTGAGAAAGATCCTACCAACGGTGTCGGTGGTCCTTGTACGTACTTCTTTCATGAAGAGGCAGGCATTGCTCCCAAGATGGACATGACCTATGAGTATATGCGTCCTGCCATGCAGAGTGGTATGATCACCACAGGTATGTTTATAGCAGCAGGATCCGTGGGTGATCTGAATGCCTGTGAGCCGTTAAAAGAAATGATTCTTCGTCCGGATGCCAACGATATCTACGCAGTCCAAACCAACCTGCTGGATAAAGATGGCACTCCGGGGCGGAGTGGGTTGTTCATACCGGAGCAGTGGAGCATGCCCCCGTTCATAGACAGGTATGGTAACTCCCAGGTTCCTGAAGCTCTGGAAGCTATTGTACAAGAACGGATCAAGTGGAAACAGGATCTTAGTCCTGAACAGTACCAGCTCAGGATCTCCCAGAAACCGACCAACATAGAAGAAGCTTTTGCTACCAGAAAAGAATCTGTGTTTCCTCCACACCTGGTGGCAAGACAGCTTCAGCGGATAGCAGATAAAGAATATCCTTGTGAGTACCTGGAACTTTCCCGTAATGCAGAAGGAAAGCTGATAGACAAACCCAGTCGTAAGTTACCTATCCTGGACTTTCCTATCTCTAAGAAAACAGATGACAAGGAGGGCGTGATCTGTGTGTACGAGCGTCCTGTTAAAGATCCTGCCTTTGGAACGTACTACGCTTCTATAGACCCAATTGGAGAAGGTAAGACCACTACGTCTGATTCTCTTTGTGCTATCTACATCTATAAAAACCCGGTACAGGTTGTGAAGGATGATGGTAACGGTAAAGTAGAAAGTACTGTAGAACGGGATAAGATCGTAGCCTCCTGGTGTGGCCGGTTTGATGACATCAACAAGACCCATGAAAGGCTGGAGATGATGATAGAGTGGTACAATGCCTGGACCATTGTGGAAAATAACGTAGCCCTGTTTATCCAGTACATGATCAGTAAAAAGAAACAGCGTTACCTGGTACCCAAGGATATGATCCTATTCCTAAAAGACCTGGGAGCTAACCGCAACGTATTCCAGGAGTACGGCTGGAAGAATGTGGGTACCATTTTCAAGGGAAACCTGCTGTCCTACGGGATAGAATTTCTCAAAGAAGAACTGGACCATGAAACCAAGCCGGACGGAGAGATCGTCAAGACCATTTATGGTGTAGAACGGATCCCGGATCCCATGCTACTTAAAGAAATGCAGGCTTACTATGAAGGTCTCAATGTAGACCGTTTGGTAGCTTTTTGTGCTCTGGTAGCCTTTGCCAAAGTTCAGCAATCCAATAGAGGTTTTGCTAAACGTGTAGAGGTTACCAATCAAAAGTTGGATAACTCTCAAAAATTTAGTAAATTAAATTGGAGCCCCTTTAGACATATGGGAGGATCCAAGAGTGAGTTACCTGGCTTAAAAAAGACCCGTAACCCTTTTAAAAACATACGCTAACCTATGGAAACACCTCTGCACGCCCAGAAAGTGGCTATCCTTTCCCGACTGATTAAAGAAACCAGCCTCACCCTGGAAGAGGCCCTACTGCTTTTAAAGGAAGAAGAGGAAGAAATAGTTCCAACAGCAGTGACCACAAACCACAGTGGTACTGTAATTAGAAGTGGTACTACTGGGACATGGTCTCTTCCTTACTCCGGTACTGTATTTACTAGTACTTCTGATAGCATCAGTGCTAGTACAGCTAATCCTGTGGCAGGCACTTTTGCTTATACTTCAGCTGCAGCACCTGATTTAAATAGCTAATTATCATGCAGATATATAATGCCCTGGATCTAAAAGCCGGTAAAAAGGCTGAGTATAACAAGATGGGCACCCTTGTGCAACCCATCCAGTTCTTGCCGGAAAAGGAGAAAGATGAAGACTGGAGAGCCCATAACCTGGATTGGTTGGAGTGGCAGGGTATGAAACAGCTTAGGCGTAACGCACGCAGGCTGATGAAGAACTATAAGCTGGCCAAAGGTATCATAGACAAGACAGACTACATTGTAGAGGAGGATAACGAGATGGCAGACTTGATAGACACCCTGACCAAAGAGGATGTCTCTGCCCTGGAACTGAAGTTCTATCCTATAGTTCCCAATGTCATTAACGTACTGTGTAACGAGTTTTCCAAACGTACATCCAAGATCATATTTAAAGCTGTAGATGATAATTCTTACAACGAGATGCTTGAACAAAAAAGAGCTATGGTTGAAGAAGTGCTGCTACAGAATGCCCAGCAAAAGATGCTGGCCAATATGATCCAGATGGGTCTTGATCCTGAAAGTGAAGAGGCCCAGCAGATGATGTCCCAGGAAAAACTGATGTCCTTACCTGAAATAGAAAGTTTTTTCAGAAAGGATTATCGTTCACTGGTTGAAGAGTGGGCATCCCACCAAATGCAGGTGGATGAAGAACGGTTTAAAATGCAGGAACTAGAGGAGCGTGCTTTTCGGGATATGCTCATCACAGACCGTGAGTTTTGGCATTTTGATATGAAGGAGGATGACTATGAGATTGAGCTGTGGAACCCACTGCTGACCTTCTATCATAAATCTCCTGATGTCCGTTACATATCCCAGGGTAACTGGGTAGGTAAGATGGACATGATGAGTGTATCAGATGTCATTGACAAGTTTGGCTGGATGATGACCCAAGAACAACTGGAGGCCCTGGAGGCTATCTATCCAGTCCGTTCTGCTGGTTATCCTATACAGGGATACCAGAATGATGGCACCTACTATGATCCTACAAAGTCACATGAGTGGAACACCCAGATGCCTTCATTGGCCTACCGGCAGTTTACGTCTGTGTACGATGCCAAGTTTGGTACCGGGGACATTGTAGAGTGGATTCTCTCAGATTCAGAAGATACCCAAGACTGGGGCAAGAGCCATCTGTTACGGGTAACCCATTGTTATTGGAAGAGTCAGCGTAAAGTAGGACATCTTACTAAAATCACAGAAGAAGGTGAAATTATACAAGACATTGTATCTGAAAACTATAAAATCACTGAAAAACCACAGTATAATACGGCTTTGTACAAAGACAAGTCTAAGGAGAATCTCATTTTTGGGGAACACATAGACTGGATCTGGATCAATGAAACCTGGGGTGGTATTAAGATCGGACCTAACCGTCCGGCATTCTGGGGTATGAATAACCCCGGTGGTATCAATCCTATTTACCTGGGTCTAAATGGTGGTAAACCAGGCAGGATTCCTTTCCAGTTTAAGGGTGATAATACCTTGTACGGCTGTAAGCTTCCTGTAGAAGGATCTGTGTTTGGAGACCGTAACACCCGTAGTATTTCCCTGGTAGATTTAATGAAACCATACCAGATCGGGTATAATATCGTCAACAACCAGATAGCAGATATCCTGGTAGATGAGTTGGGTACTGTGATCATGCTGGATCAGAATGCCCTGCCC